AAAAACGCAACATTCGGATAAATTAAAAGTCAATAGGTATGAATAAGAAAAAAATTATAGAATTAGTAATTGATGAAAATTCAGAAAAGAACGGAATAAATGCTGTTTCGGTTGTTTTAAATCCAGCGATTGAAGAGAATTTTATTGCACTTGCAAAGCATGAAGTTGAACTAAAAGAGATTGATGCTGAAAAGCGTTTATTGATGGGTGCATCTTTAATTCCTAACAAAGAGATTTTTCGCAAAGATGAGCAGGGAAATGAATTTTACATTTACTTTTCAGAACAAACGGTAAGGAAAGCCAGTGAGATGTTTTTTCAAAACTCAAAACAAAATAATGCAACGTTAAACCACGATCAGAAAATTGAGGGAATGACTGTTGTTGAAAGTTGGATAGTTGACAATCCTGAAATGGATAAATCAAAAAATTACGGTTTTAGTTTTCCAAAAGGTACGTGGGTTATTTCAATGAAAGTAGATAACGATGAAGTTTGGCAGGAAGTAAAATTAGGCAAGGTAAAAGGATTTTCGATTGAGGGATATTTTATTGACAAACTAGATTTGAGTTTAGTTGAAAGTGATGAGGAAAAACAGTTGAAAGAAATAATAGAAATTTTAAAATCAATATAAAATGACACAAGAACAAAAGATTATTTCAAAGCTTTATGAAGCAAAGAAAGTTGAACTAGGAACTCATGAAGTTCTTTTGGCTGATTTTGCTGATATAGATACTCAAATAAATAAAGCTGAAAGTGAATATAAAAAAGTACTAGATTATTCTAATAGAATTTATGCTATTCAACAAGAAGCTAAAAAAAATACTTCGATTGACGTATTACCAAGAATTGTAGCTGAATTAAAAAATGATAGAGATGTATTTATTTCTAAAGTTAAAGCATTAGGTATTGATGAAACAAAAGTTCCTCAACCTAAAAAATATCAAACTGCTATTGATAGAATTTCCGCATTATCTGATAAAGCAAAACAATATATTAATGAATTTAATAAATAAATAATCATGACAAAAGAAGAAACAATTATCAGTAACCTTTATGAAGCAAAGAAATTAGATTTAGCTTCACACAAAGTAGATTTAGCATTAGTTGATGATATTACAAAAATATCAAATGATGCAAAAAAAGAGTTAGCAAATTCCAATACTGCAAGAACAAAAGCGATTGCATCTATTGATGAAATGATGGCTTCGTACAGACAAAATGCAGTTTTATCAAATAGTGCAATCAATATAATTGCAGACTTTAAAGCTAAAACTAGGGATTTAGGTATTGATATACCATCAAACATTGTTAATTTGGAAAAAGAGTTACAAACTAATTCTAAAACTAGTCAAGACCAATTAAAGTCTTTACAAAACATTAAGAAATCTTTGTAATTTATCATGAAAACAAAAAGTAAAACAAGCCCTAAAAGCGGTAAGCGTGGTTGCCTTTGCGATGACGGAACTTATAATTCTGAATGCTGTAACGGAGATTTACAGAATCAAGGAATAGGCAGTCCATTAAATCAAACTGTAAGCACTGTAATTAACACTACACAGCCAGTTACAACGGTTCACACGCACTAAAAAGGTAACAAGTAATAAATACTTAAGTCTATAAAATATGAATGCAAAAGAAATCATAAATAAATTTAAAACTATTTTACAAATGGAAGTAAAATTAGAATCAATGCTTTTGGCAGATGGTCAAACGGTACTTGAAGCAAATAGCTTTGAAGCAGGTCAAGAAGTTTTTATTAAGACAGTTGATGAACAAATGATCCCTTTGCCAGTTGGAGATTACGAACTTGAAAATGGAATGATCTTATCAGTAACTGAAGAAGGAATGATAGCTGAAATCAAAGAAGCTGAAGTAGAAGAAGAAATGCCTGAAGCTCCTGAAGTAGAAGAAGAAGTTGAAGCGAAAGCAGAAGCTCCGAAATCAGCTCCAAAGAAAACAGTTGAAACAATGACTAAGGAGACGCATTTTTCAAGCGAAGCACTTACAGAATTAAAAGCGGAAATCGAAGCTTTGAAAACTGAATTAGCATCTTTGAAAAAAGTTGAAGTTGAACTTTCAACAGAAGAAGTAGAACCAAAGAAAATTGAGTTCAATCCTGAAAACAAAGTAGAGAAATCTAACTTTCAATACGGTTCTGGTAAAATGGAAACTATTGAAGACAGAATAAGAAGAAAATTATTTAACTAACATTTTTAAAATTTAAAAGAAATGGCAACAACAACATCAATTACTACCACGTATGCTGGTAAATTTTTGCAACAATACATCGCTACAGCGTTATTGTCAGCACCAACTTTGGACAAACAACTGGTTACAATCAAACCAAACATTAAGTACAAAGAAGTTATTAAGAAAGTCGCTACTGGTGGTCTATTAAAAGACGCTTCATGCGATTTTACTGCAACTGGTTCGGTTACTTTGACTGAAAGAGTTTTGACTCCAAAAGAATTACAAGTTAACCAACAACTTTGTAAAAAAGATTTTCATTCAGATTGGATGAGTGAAGAAATGGGAATTTCAGCATTCGATACATTAGCGCCAAGTTTTGCTGATTTTATCCTTGCACGTTACGCTTCGCAAGTTGCTCAAGAAAATGAAATTTCTTTTTGGAGAGGTGTTACTGGAACTTCAGGTCAATATGACGGAATTTGTACTCAGATTGCTGTAGATGCACTTTTACCACCAGCTCAAGAAATTGCAGGAACAACTGTAAATGCTGGTAACGTACTTGTAGAGCTTCGTAAAATTGTTGCTCAAATTCCTGCAACTATTATCGCAAAAGAAGATATGTTTATCTATTTGCCAGTTAATATGTACTATGCTTATATCGCTTCTTTGGGTGGATTCGGTGCAAGTGGATTAGGTGCTAACGGTGTTGGTTCTAACGGTACAATGTGGTATTCAAACCAAGCTTTGTCTATTGACGGTGTTAAAATCGTATTGGCAGAGGGATTAGCTTCTAACGTTGCTATTGCAGGTCAAAAATCTAACTTGTATTTCGGTACTGGATTGGTTTCTGATATGAATACTGTAAAATTGATTGATACTTCTGAAACATTAGGAGATGAGAATGTAAGAATTGTGATGAGAATGACTGGTTGTGCTAACTATGGTTATGCAGAAGAGTTGGTAACATACGGTATTACAAATTCAGCTAACTAGAATTAAATAACTGAATAAAAGGGTGGGTAAAATAACTCACCCTTTTTTATTTAAAATAACTTTTAAAAAATAGAAATTATGCCATGTGATTTAACATTAGGACGTTTAGAGCCTTGTAAAGATAATGTAGGTGGATTAGATGCCATCTACTTTGTAAACTTCGGTCAAGCACCGATGGAAAATATTACCATTGATGCAAATGATATTATTACAGCAGTAACTGGTGTTACGAACTTGTATAAATTTGAATTGAAAGGAACAAATACTTTCGATCAAGTTGTAAATTCAAGTCGTGATGCAGGTACTACATTTGTTGAGCAAACTTTGTCAGTTATGCTTAAAAACCAAGATTCAACTACACACAAACAAGTTAAGATGTTAGCTTATGGTAGGCCTCAAATTGTGGTTAAAACTAGAACTAATAAATTTTTCTTTGCCGGTATGGAGTACGGAACAGAGTTGACAACTGCAAACGTAGCAAGTGGTACAGCAATGGCAGATGCTCAAGGTTATACTTTGACTTTTGTTGGAACTGAAAAAATCCTTGCAAACTTTATTGATTGTGCAACTGAAGCTGAATTAGCTGTTGTTTTTGACGATGCAACTATTGTTACTGATTAATCAATCCTACTTTAATATTAAAGCGTATCTTAATGGTACGCTTTTTTTTTGAAACAAAATTAAGTTTTGAAAGTCTATTAGATATGATAGTTTTAGAAGAATCATTATTTAATCAAACATTTTCTTGCACACCAAGACAAAGCGTTTTTGATACGATTAGAGTATTTAGCGAAGCTGAAAATACAAGCGTGGATATTACAGAATTTACTTCGGTAGGGGTTGGATATTATTACGATGTTACAGCAATTTTTGATTTAAGGGAAAATTTCACTTACACTATCAAATTGCTCAATGAGGGCGAAGTAGTATTTTACGATAAGATGTTTTGTACAAATCAAAATATTTCAGATTTTAGCGTAAATAATAACGAGTACATACAAAGAGAATCAGCAAATAATTTCATAGTTATATGAGTGAATTAAATTCAAATATTAAAGTAATTGAACTTGCAAGTTACGAAGCTCCAAAGATTACAGAAGATAAAAAAAATGATTGGGTAACTTTTGGAGAAAGTAATTCGTATTTTCAATTTCTAATTGATAGGTATAAAAATAGCACAACGAATAACGCTGTAATAAACAATATTACTAGATTAATATACGGACGTGGTTTGAGTGCCTTAGATGCTTCGAGAAAGCCAAATGAATACGCTCAAATGATGAGTATATTTAATGCAACTGAAATAAAAAAAATTGTAACAGATTTAAAGATTTTCGGACAATGTGCTATTCAGGTTTCTAAAAGTAAAGGCAAAGTTTTAAAAGCTTTTCATATTCCAGTACAACTTTTAGCACCGCAAAAATGCGACAAAGACGGTAAAATAAATAATTACTTTTATTCAGATAATTGGGAAGATGTTAAAAATTTCCCGCCTAAATTAATTCCAGCTTTTGGAACTTCAAAAGAAGATATTGAAATACTTTATATCAAACCGTATGCGGTTGGAATGAAATATTTTTCTTATTGCGATTATCAAGGTTGTATTCCATACGCAAAATTAGAAGAAGAAATTAGCGACTATTTAATTAATGAAGTTCAAAACGGATTTTCAGGAACGAAAGTAATTAATATAAATAGTGGATCATATACTGAAGAGCAACAAGACGATTATTCAAGACAAATTTTAAGTAAAGTTACTGGTTCAAAAGGTAAAAAAGTGATTGTTTCTTTTGTTAGGAATCAAGAACAAAAAACTACTATTGATGACGTTCCTTTAAACGATGCACCGCAACATTACCAATATTTAAGTGATGAATGCAGAAACAAAATAATGGTAGGACATAACGTAACAAGCCCATTAATTTTTGGTATTACTTCGGCTAACGGATTTTCAAGTAATGCAGACGAATTAAAAAATAGCGTTGTTTTGTTTGATAACATGGTTATTCGACCAATTCAGGATTTATTGATTGAAGCTTTTGATCAGATTTTAGCAGTTAATCAAATTTCCTTAAAACTTTATTTTAGAACTTTACAACCTTTGGAGTTTACAGATTTGGAAAACGCACAAAGTGCAGAACAAGTAGCTGAAGAAACTGGAACGGAATTAAGCAAAACAAATACGGAACTTGAAGAAATTATAAACCAAGCTGAAGAATTACAAGAGGGTTGGCAAATAGTTGATGAAAGAGATGTTGATATTGACTTAGAAGAAGAATTAAACTTACAACTTATAAATGCTGAATTAAAACTAAGCGACAAAGGAACGTTTTTAAGCAAGTTTGTCAACCTAGTTAGTACTGGAAGCCCTAAACCAAATTTAAAGAGCGTACAAGATAAAAAAGTAGGCGATTTAAAATATTTCAAAGTTCGATATAGATACAACGGAAATAAAGCACCTGATAGGGATTTTTGTAAAGCAATGATGAGCGCAAGTACTAGACTATTCAGAAAAGAAGATATTGATGTGATGAGTTCAAAAGCAGTTAATCCTGGTTTTGGAGAAAACGGAGCGAATACTTACGATATTTTTAGATTTAAAGGCGGTGCAAG